ATGCAATTGCTAAAAGACAAAACAACAATTAGCTCCCTTGAATTGGTTGAGCAAATAAATATCTTTAGAAGAGAGGATGAAAATAAGAATGATTTAGTACATTCAGACTTATTAAAAGTAATTCGTGATGAATTTGAAGAAGAAATAGGTATGGGAAATATTTCCTACACCCCCTATATTCATCCTCAAAATGGTCAAGAATATAAAATGTTTGACTTAACTCTTAATCAAGCCAAACAAGTATTAGTTCGTGAATCAAAGATTGTTCGTAAGGCTGTTGTTGCGTACATTGAAAAGATGGAGAAAAAGCTGGCAGATGTTCAACCTAAACTACCTGCAAATTATTTAGAAGCACTTAAATTATTAGTAGTTAAAGAAGAAGAAAACATAAAGCTAATTGCTGAAACTACTGAGCAAAAAGGATTAATTAAAGAACAAGCTCCAAAAGTTGAATTTTATAACCAAATTGCCGACACTACAACTTCATTTGATATGCAAGAAGTTTCAGCAATGTTAAAACTTACTTATGGTAGAAATATTCTGTTTAGAAAATTGAGAGAAGCTAATGTATTAATGAGTGATAACCTACCATATAGAGAACATATTAACAATGGATATTTATTGGTAGTAGAAACAAAATGGATGAATCCTAAGACCGACCAATCAACGGCAACTTTTCAAACAAGAATAACTCAGAAAGGATTGGAGTGGCTACAAAAAGGAAAAGTCAAAATGAAATTATAAATAAAATACCAATAAAAACAATAAAATCAAAAACTATGAAATTTGTTATTTCGTCATCTTCTTTATTAAAAGAACTTTCTGCAATTAATGGCGTGATTATTAGTAATCCAACTGTCCCGATTCTTGAAAACTTCATGTTTGAATTGGACAATAAAAAACTAACCGTTACGGCATCGGATATGCAGACAGTAATGATTACTGAGTTTGAAGTTGATTCTATCGACAAAGGTTCTTTTACCTTACCTGCACGCTTATTATTAGATACCTTGCGTAGTTTACCTGAGCAGTCTATCCAAGTAAAAATTAATGAAGAAACATTTGGAACAGAATTGGTAACTGCCAATGGTCGTTATAAATTAGCTGGAGAAGATTCATCTGGATTTCCTCGTGTTCCGCAGGCAAATTACGACTTTAGTATTGAAATGGATTCCGATATGTTGGGTTCGGCTATTAAAAATACCATTTTTGCAACAAGCACAGATGATTTACGCCCAGCAATGACAGGTGTATGTATTCAAGTTTCTAAAGATGCTACTACTTTTGTTGCAACGGATGGTCATCGCTTGATTCGTTATAGACGTAAAGATGTAAAATCTACAAGTGAAGCCTCTTTTACTTTGCCTCGTAAGGCTTTGAATTTATTAAAGTCTTCACTTACTGGCGAAGTCGTTCCTGTCAAAGCTGAATTTGGTAGTTCTAACGCATTTTTTAGTTTTGGACACATCAAAATGATTTGTCGTTTGATTGATGACCGCTTTCCCAGTTATGAAAGTATAATTCCTCAGGACAATCTAAATAAATTGAGAATTGAGCGTACAGAGTTATTAAGCACTTTGAAGCGTATTTCGATTTATTCAAATAAAACTACGCATCAAATTCGTTTGAAGATTTCAGCCAATACGTTGATTATTTCGGCAGAAGATTTAGATTATTCAAATGAAGCAACTGAAAAACTTTCTTGCGAATATGACGGCGAAGAAATGGAAATTGGTTTCAATGCTAAGTTTTTGGTTGAAATGTTGAATAACCTAAGTGTGAAGAATATTTCATTAGAATTATCTAGACCCAATCGGGCAGGTTTAATTATTCCTGTCGAAAAAACAGAAAACGAAGATACTTTGATGCTCGTAATGCCTGTAATGTTGAATATGTAATGTTGAATAATTAATTAAAAATGGCACTAATTATAAGTTAGTGCCATTTGCTTTTATCTTCCAAACTTTTGATTCTTGATTTCTATTTGAGAATTTATACTTGTCATATAAGCCCTAACTCCATTCTTATCAAGATAAACTACTGGCTGTTGGCGTTTAGCTACTTCCTTGGTTAATCCTTCAATCTTTCTTGTTAAATCCCTTACATCGGTATTATAATTTGCATCTGTCTTGCTTATCACATAAGGACTTACTTTCTGAATAAAGCTCGAACTATCTATCATCTTTGTTCCCATATTAAACCTTTCGATAACTTCATCACGAGATGGTCTTTTTCCCATAAATCTTGTCATCTCATCCATGTTAGCCTTAGAAAAGACTGCTTCCGAAGGATGAAGGATAGCCATCTTGCCTCCACGAGAATCAACTGTCGCACCACTTAAACTTACAGATGTATTGTCAGTTCCTTTTTCATAACCAGTAGAACCAGGATATGGATATGGTCTTGGGTTTTGAGGAGGGATATAAACAGGTGGAACAGTTTTACCTTCAAGTGCATTTAATACTTTTTGAACTTCAAGTAATTGGTCTAATAACTTTTTATATTCTTCTGTACCTTTATTAGCACTGGCAGCTAAAGCAACTCCAATTTCTCTTGCTTGTTCTACTAATAAAGCCTTCATTACTGTATAATTTGCTATTATATCATCGTTACGTTTTTTAGTTATAGCAAACATATTGTCTTGATGAGTTTGGTAGTTAGCTTCGTTTGCATCTCTAAATGTTTTATCTATATCAGCTAATATCTGTTCATGAGCTGTTTTTCTTATTACTAAAGCATCATCTCTATCTTTTAAGGCTAAATCTTCTGCATCTTTTTTTGTTTTTGCCGCAGCAGCTATTTTATCTTGTTTATCTTTTTCTAAATTAATTTCATCAGAAGCAAATTTTAAAGATGCTTTATATAAATTATTTTTTATATTTAAAGCTACTTGTTCAGTATCAGTATATTCTTTTCTTTTTTGACCTTCAGAATTTACCATATAGGTTAATTCATCATTATACCATTCTTGTAATTTTGCAAGAGCTTCATCACGAGCTTTAATTGAAGCATTGATAGCATCAACTTCTGCTTGTGACATATCAGCAGTTATAGTTTTAGCTGCTAAAGGAAATGCCTTTTCTATCTCTAATCTTTTACCAGCAAAATCTTTTCTTACACTTGCTAATGAATTTTCATTAGTTATTAATGCCTCTAATTGTTTTGACCCAGCAGCTAATATTCCTAATGTTTCTGAGTCATATTGTTGTTGTCTTTTTAATGATTTATAATTATATTCTTTATCTATACTTGATATTGCTGCATCATATATTTTTGTTATAGCATCTAAACGGTCTTGATAGTCTTTTTCTATATTTGCTTTTCTTGTACTATCATATTCCTCTTCAGCAGATAAAGCATTATCCCTTGTTTTTGTTATATTTTCAATAGCAGTATTGTATCTTTCATCTTCTGCATCTTTAGCTTTATTATAAGTATCAATTATTTCTTGTGCATAAGTTTTTTGTGCAGATATTAATTCTCCAATTGTAGCTGATGAACCTTGAATAAGTTGTTGAGCAGTAAGACTACCTGATGCTATTAAATTTAAAAATTCTTTATAATCAATTTTAAGAGAAGTTGTACCTACACTTATTAAATTCATATAATGTTGTGCAGATTTTCCTAAAGAATCAGTTGCACCAATATTAAAAGCATCATTTCCTTGAATATATATACTTTCATACGATTTAGCTAATTCATCATAAGAACTTACTAAATTATCAATATATGGTTTAATTCTTTCCATATATTGTCCTAAATATATGGTAGATTGTTTTACTAATGCTTCTGTTTTTCTTTTTGAACCATTTATGAGTAAATCTAATCCATTAAATGCAAATCCAATAGCTTTAGATATACCACCTTGAATATCTCCAGTAGCAAAACTTGCTATTGCTGACATACCTTGTTTTGCAATTTCAAGACCTTGTTTTTGATTTTGCAATACAGCCTTTTTACTTAAATCTGATGTTTCATTTATTTTATCATCAAGATTTTTTCCAATTATTCCAAATATTTCATCAGTAACTTGAGAAATAATTGCCATTGCTTTTTTGAAATTCTCTTTATCCTCTGAATAAAGCACCTTTTTTTTGCCAGTAAGAAATTCAAGTAATTTAATCTGCTGTTCAGTTAATTTTTCCTGTATTATTAATTTATCTATTTCAGCTTCTTTGTATTCTTTTGTTCCTTCTTTATTTAATATTTTTAATTTATCAAGATAAATATTAACTAAAAATAAATCTTTTTCAATTCTTTCTTTTTTATTAACTAATATTTTTTCATTTTCTTCATTCTCTATTTTTATTATATCTTTTGAATTTTTAGCATGAGATAATCTTTCAATAATTCTTAATTTATCTATTAAATTATATTTTTCTTCTTCTAATTTAACACTTTGTTTATTTTTTGTTTCATCTAATTTTGCAAGTTCTTTTAAAAGTTTTTCTGCTGTAACTCTATCTTTAGCATCCCACTTCCTTGTTAAATCAGCTAATGCTAATCTATTTTTATTTTCAATATCTTGTTGTGCTAATGCTTTCTTTTCAGCAGAACCAGTAGAGTTTACTAATTTACTTATATCATAAGATAATTGAAGAGCAAGAATAGCTTTTTCATTATCCCTTGTTGATTCTAATTCTTTTGTATATACTATCTCATTTAATAATAACTTTTCAGCATTGGTATCAATTATTTTTTTAATAATTAAATTATTTGCTTTTTCTCTCTCTATTCTATCTTTAACGTTCCAATTTCTTGTTAAATCAGCTAATGCTAATTGATTGTTATTTTCTAATTCTTCAATTTTTTTATTTTTTATACTTTGAGAACCAATAGAATTTTCTATTTTACTTTTATCATAATCTAATTTTAATTTAAGTATTAATTCTTCATTTTGCCTTGTAGATTCTAATGCTTTTTTATATGCAATTTCATCTATAATTAATGATTCTGCCGCAGTATCCATTTGAGATTTAAGAGCCTTTTCTGCAAATGATTTTGCTAAATTGCTTGCCTTGGTACTCCATTTAGAATCTAATTCGGCAATTTTTTCTCTATGTTTATTCTCTAAATTTTCTAGTTTTTCAGTTTTAATAATAGCTGCACCAGTAGCACTTTCTATTTTACTTTTATCATATTTATATTCTAATTCAAGAACAGATTTTTCATGTTCTTTTGTCTTATTTAATGATTTTGCATGAATTAATTCATTAAATATTTCTTTTTGTTCTGCATTATCTGCATTTATTTTATATTTCTTATTTGCAGTATTCTTTTCTGCTTCTTCTTGTATTATATTATGTTTAATAATTGCTGCTTCATCTTTTATATTATATTTAACCATTAAATTCTCTCTTTGAACTAAATAGTCATATTGTAATATTTTTTTTGCTTGTAAACTTTTATTTAATGCAGCATATTCTGAAGTAAACATTTTATTTCTGGCATCCGACAATCCTTGTTCATTCTTTGATAAATCAGTTAATGCTCCTTGATATTCATATATTAGCTGTCTTGCACCTTTAAGGTCAAAGAAATCAAATAAAGGTGCAACTTTATTATATTCAGGTATTGTTGTAACACTTACTCCCTGTTCAATTAATTTTCTTCTTTTTTCAACAGCTCTATTAGTAGCTTCTTCTTGTATTTTCTCACGAGCCATTAAAGATATTTTCAAATCAATAGCTTTATTTACTTCATCATATATTGCTTTTATTTGAAGATTTATATTTTTTTCTTTATCAAGCTGACTAAAGTATTTTGGATATGCCTTTACTAAGTCATCAAGAGCTTGTTTATGCAAATCAGTCCCTTCTTTAAGTTTAATAACTGATTCGGCAGCAATATTCATTCTTACATTACTTTCTCTAACAGATTGAATTTGGCTGTCATTAGATTTTACCCATTCATAGTTTACCTTATTAGAGGCTTCTATTGCCTCAGATACTTTTTGGTAAGTATATACTAAGGCTGCTATTCCTGCTGTTAGAAGAACTGCCGGCCCCATAGATGCAGCCAAAGTTGCATTGAAACCTACGGCTGCTCCTCTTGCTGCGGTTTGTGATGCAGCCAATGCTGTTAATCCTTCTATTTGTGCAGTTATGGCTGTAACATCTAATCCACGAGCCACAAGTGTAGCTCTGAAAATAGTAAGTTGTTCAATATCTATCGCTATGGTTGCTTGTTTTTCAGCAGCCAATGTTGCCATTGACAATAACTCTGCATCTATTGCTGCAACATCTAATCCACGAGCTATGATTAAAGCTCTTTTTTGTTGTAAAACTGTAAATTCTGCTGCTGCCTCTGCTTCTAATGCAAGTATCTTTCTTCCTTCCATTACCAATTTTGCATACTCGACAACTGCAATAGCAGTCATTAAACCTTTGTATATTGCCCAAGTCTTTATTGCTACTTCAACAGTAGATATTGTTCTTTTTATAGCCTCATCTGTACCAAAAAATGATTTTAAAAGGCTATCAGCAAAGTTTACAGCACCTCTTGCTGAGTCTTCAAAAAATTCACCTATTCTTGCCTTTATAAAGAAAAATGTTTCATCTAACTTATCTAATCTACCACGAACAGTATTAGCCATAATGTCCATAGACCCTGCAAAAACTCCTCCTTGAAGACCTGCTGACAATATAGATTTTTTAAAGTCGTCAAAGCTAACATTTCCATCGCTAATTTCTTTTCTTAAATTTTGAACTGACATTCCTGACTGTTGCGACATTATTGCTAATAAAGGAAATCCAGTTTCAGCAATTTGCCTAACCTCTGTTCCCATTAACCTACCAGCAGCCTGTACCTGACTAAACGCATAAGTTAATCGCCCTAATCTATCTCCACCACCAAGTGCAGCAGCACTATTGCCAAGCGATTCAAGTACAATAGGTATTTCTGTGGCAATTTCTTTATTTGCTACTCCTGCTGCTTTAAACGAACCAATTAATTGATTACTTGATTTAATTACTTGTTCAAAATTTAAAGGAGTTTTTAATGTAAATTGTTTTAAATCTTCTGATAATTGTTGTCCATATTTTTTAGTAAGAAGATTATTTAATGACATATCAAATGCCTGTATTTGAGATTGTGCATCTACAACACTTTTAGCAAAAGAACCAATTGACATTGCTCCAAAAAGACCTATTAATTGGGAACGAAGGTTTACAATACTAGATAATGAAGAAAATAAACCATCAGAACTTTTTTTAGAATCGTTTAAAGCAGCAGATTGTGCTTTTAATTCTAAATTATTCTTTCTCAACTCAGCAGATTGCTTATTTATTTCAGCAGTTCCTAATTGTGTTTGTAGAGTTGCTTGTTTAGTTGAGTTAGCTTGCTCTAAAGCATCTCTTTTTATTTGTTCAGAAACAATCCGAGATGCACCAGCAACTCCCGATATATTTAAACCAAGTCTTTTATATTCATTTATAAGCTCAGAAAGCGCCTGTAAATCAGCAACCGTAATTAGTCTAATAGTATCACTTAAATTAGCCATTGTACTTTTATATTTGTGTGTGGATTAAATTTTCTAAATTAATAGAAAGTTTATATTTTTACTTTTTATTGCTCATTTCCATCTGCTTATTATGAGCATCAATATCTTGATTTACTAATTCTTTATAGTTGAGATAATCGAGAACACTTTGGCGTTCGACTTCTCTTTGACTAAGTTTAATATGGTTCGATATAACTTTACAATCTGAGATGAACCTTTGCCAAGCTGTAATCCTTCCAATACCTCTTTGGACTTTAAAATATCCAATATCAGTAGATTTTTCGATAAGTTGTACTGGNTTTTTTCCATATCCGTCATTTGACTTTCCTCCTTTGCCCAATAAGGAGTAAAATCCATCAATCGTTGCACCCAATCCATCGAACTTAGTGATGAAAGTTTCCAAAAAAAAACAGTAAATTCATTACCATTTGGAGAATCCATCGCAGCAGACATTAATTTTATCTTATCAGCATTATGCTCAAAATCAGTCTTATAAGGACTTTCACAAGGATTAATAAGAGCCAATGCACAAAGCTCTAACATTGCTCCTGCAATATTAAAAGTCTTTTTATGCTCTTCATATATTCGTAATGTTACAAGAACTTCATCGCAAGCCTTAGAAACCATTCTTGCATCATCAGCAGATTTTCTTATATTTTCTATTTTATCTATTGCTTCATTAATATAATCAGAAGAAACTTCTTTGCTTAATCCGATAGAACTCCAAAATCTAACATTTTCCTGATATTGTAAAAACCTTTCAGCAGATAACATAGTTAATCCTTTGCAGAATGTATAAAACGGAACTCCATTTATTTCAAAAAGTGGGTCTAATTCTACTATTCCTTTAGATTGTGCCTCTATAAAATCTGCACATGGTTTTTTAAATTTTTCTAATGTTTCTATCATAAATTTTGTATAAAAAGTTCTTTGTAACTTATTCTTATATTAAGGTTAATTTCAAAAGCATAGCCTTGAAATGGTTTGTTTGGGTCTAAATCAAAATATCTATCATAAAGCGATTGGCTACCGAATGTTATTTCAGCAGGCAAAAATTCATACTCATCGAGTGCTTCTATAATTAAAGAGATGTCATTATAATCTTCTGTCAAAATAACCATTGTTACTTTTAATGGAAGAGTTTTAGCCTTATCAATAAATACTGAATCATTGATTGTAAAGAATACTAAAAGCTCTCTATCATAACTAATTGGGTTGAAATTCCCCATAGCGTTTAATCTTCTCAAAGCAGCTCCATTCTTTATNCTTGTAAGTTCTACCAACCCGACTATATTGTGCCTCTTGTCGCAAACNTTGTCCTTTATTNCTTGCTTTAATTCTTCTAATGTATTCATCTGAGATGATTTCAAATTGTTTATCTAACATATTATAATCTTGTTACCATTAAAGTCCTGCAACTTGCTTAAACCTTGCCATTACCCTAATCATTTGAGAAGGACTTAGTTGAAATCCAATCCCAGTATTCCTTTCTTGTATGTTAGCAAGTTGTGCATAGGTAATATTTTTTCCTTGAACTGGTGAACTGGTAAAGCCTATTTGCCTTACAAATGACTTATTCCCTTTGTTTATAGTTTGGCTATTGCCAATAACAAAGTTTTTATGCAATGCACCTGTTACAAACAAGTTGTGTGAACTTGTAGGCAATGGACGAGAATTGTTCTTTCTGAAATTAAATTGTCTTCGAGAATACCTACTTCCATCGTAAGGTCTTTTACTTACCCTATAAGTTCCATCAACTGTCTGCCCTAATTTTACACGATTAAGAATAGTTGTTCGAGCAAATTCAACTGCATTATCAATAGCTGATTGATAAGCTAAACTTCTATTCTCCAGTTGGGCAATTAACCTTTCAAGTCCTCCTAAATCTACTGTAAACATAATTATAGGGTTGGTATAGTGTATTTTGGATAAATCCTAACAGTTATTACTGATGCAATGCCTGTTTTAAAGTTTATATAGCCAGTTTTATCATCTGCAATTTCAACCGACTTGCAAAATATATCATTTAAAAATAATTCCACAGTTACATCTCCGCAATTTTTATTATTGCAAATAGTAAATTTATAGTTTTCATTATCTAAAACATCAATATCTTCGTTACTTAACTCGTGATTTGACTGAAAAACTATTTGACCTAAAGAGTCTGTTAATTTAAACATAATAACGTATTTTACAATAAAAATACAAAATAAAATCTTAATAACCTAATTAGAAGATAAATAACAAAATAAATTTTGAATTATTAAACATTCTCTTTACATTTGCAAACGGTTCGACACCGAAAAAAGATTTTAAGATATTTGGAGGAGTTATTTTGTAGTTGGGTTTTAAATCTACCCTGTCGAAACTACAAAATATACTTCTCTTTTTTTATACATAAAATGCAGTTATTAACACAAAAAAGAATAACCAGCTTAGAATTGGTTGAACAAATTAACATCTTCCGCAAAGAAGAATGTAAAGTAGAACTTGGTCACAATGACCTATTAAAAGTTATTAGAGATGAATTTGATGATGAAATCTCACTGGGAAATATTTCCCCGTCAGATTATAAGTCAGAACGTGGTCAAACTTATCCTATGTTTGAACTAACTACTTCACAAGCCAAACAAGTATTGGTTAGAGAGTCAAAAATGGTTCGTAAAGCAGTTATTGCATACATTGAAAGGCTTGAATCAAAGATTGTAGTTGTAGAGCCAAAAGCATATACTGTAAAGGAGCTTTTAACAATGCAACTTGAAATGATATATAAGTTAGAGGAATCACAAAAGACAGTTCATATACTCACTCATGTTAATAAGTCTTTTACATCTACTGAAATAGCCAAAGAATTGAATTTTAAATCAGCAATGGATTTGAATAAAAAATTGCATGACTTGGGTATTCAGTTTTACCAAAATGGAACTTGGGTTTTATATTCAAAGTATAGCGGATTAGCTTATATAGACATAAAGCAAGAAGTTCTTGACAATGGCAAGATAGTGTATCATAGAAAATGGACAGGTATTGGAAGAGAGTTTTTATTAAAACTTTTTGCTAAAATATAAATAAATCAATTTAAACAATATAAATCAATTTAAACATGAAAAATTACATCCTAATCTTAATCGTATCAGTTTCATTATTTTCTTGTACGGAAACAAAAGTAAAAGAAAATGTAAATATAATTTCTACAAGCAAGTTTACATCAACTCAGCAGTATCAAATATTATGCTGGGTCATTAAGAAACATGAGAATTACTCAAAAAATAGTTATAAGTGTCAGGCAGGGAAATCTACAAAAGGTTGGGGTTTCACCAACGTTAAGGATGTTAAAGACATCCATCATGCAGATGAGATATTTAGAGATATAGTGGAGGAGCTTTATGTCAGAGTAAATAAAGAGTATCCAAATTTGACTTATTTACAAAAGGCGGTTATTGTTAGTTTGTACTATAACACTGGCAATATATCCTTAATAAAAAAAAGCAATTTCAGCAAGTTGCTTGTAAAGAATGAAATTGAAAAATCTATAAATAGTTTTAAGTCTTGGAATAAAATCAAAATAAAAGTAAGAGGCAGAAAGGTTTATATGATTTCAAAGGGACTTACCAACAGGAGAACCTATGAATCAAAGCTCCTTGATGGCAGTTTTGATATGGCAGACTATATTAAATTAAAAAAAGAGGTTACGGAGATTTACAAAAATAACAGGTCTTAAAATGGTAGAGCAATACATTATAGACAATTTCAAATCTAAAACCAATAAAGAGATAGCTTTAGCATTAGGCTTGAATCTTTCTTACATTAGAAGAAAGGCTTATTCTTTAGGTTTATTTCGCATCGAATTGCAACTTTGGACTGAAGAGCAGGTAAACTTTTTGAGAGAAAACTACGGAGTTATAGGTGATACCGAACTTGCAAACATCTTTCAGGAGAAGTTTAAAAAAAATAAGTCTTGGAATAAAGAGCAAATACAAAAAAAAAGGAAGTCTTTAAAGCTAAAACGCACTCCAGAGCAATTAAAATTAATCAACAAGAGGAATTTTAGCTTAGGACTTTANAAAGACTCCTACAAGAAGATTTGGGCAGATAGACCTCAATTAGAAAATAATAAAATAGTTTATTGGAAANTTGATAAATTATTAGTTCCTTACATAAAGATTGAAGGAAAATACTATTCTTGGTCGAGATATACTTGGATTCAAAATTATGGAGCTATCCAAAAAGGATTTGTAGTTGTTTTTAAAGATGGAAATAATAGAAATCTATCAGTTGAAAACCTTGAACTAATTAGTTTTGCAGAAAATGCAAAAAGAAATTCATCAGTATCTTCTCAAGGCTTATCTGATAATTATGTAGCTTCGATATTAAGCTATAAAAATAAGGGATTGAGAAAAGAGTTATTAAAGAATAAACAGTTGTTAGAAACAAAAAGATTAACTATAAAATTAAAAAGAATATGCAAGACTATATAGTACCCAAAGGAATTATTGACTTATCAGTCGTAAATGAGAACCTATTAGAAGTTATGTTGAGTGTGAAAGGAAACCCTACAATGATTCCTCAAGCCAACAGTATGTGTTTAATAGCCAGTAGAATATGCGATATGGCAAAGGTGCAAGTACAGCAAGCACAAATGATAGTAGAGTTGAATAACATAAAGAATGACCATTATTAAAATAAAATACAATGAGTTTAGATGTTTATTTAAAACGCAAAAAATGGATTAGCTACGATGCTGGCAAAACATTAACGGAAGAAGAAGAAGTCATTTATCATGCAAATATTACTCACAACTTGGGTGCAATGGCGGATAAAGCAGGTATCTATGAGGCACTTTGGCGACCACATAGATTGAAAGAAAATTACAATATACCCGAAAATGACCATAATGCTGAATATGAGTTTGAGGAAGCAAATACAACTATTTCAAAAGAAATTATTCCTATAATAGAAAAAGGTTTGTCGGATTTAAAATCAAGACCTAAATATTTTGAAACTTTTAATGCTAATAATGGATGGGGTTTATATAAGAACTTTGTTCCTTTTGTCGAAAAGTATTTAGAAGCCTGCAAAGAATATCCTGATGCTATTGTTAGAATATCTCGCTAAAATAACCGCTAACGTTAAAGTATTGGTGATGTTGGGGATTAGAAAGTACAAAAGTTCAATTAATAACTAAAAGTTAAAAATATGCAATTTTCACTTGGTCAGACCATAAGTGTAACCGATAAACATATCGGTAAAATTATTTCAACTAAAGTTGGAATAATTGATAAAATTGATTTTTCTGGTTCAACTCCTTTCCAAATTCGAGTTAAATTCGAGTGTGGTGGCAGTGGCTGGTATATGTTAAATATGCTCAGTAGTCATGCGGATAGTTAGTTTACTCGCTTTCTGCCAACGAATGGGTGTTTAAAATGAAGTGGAATTTGAAAAACATCAGATGAGTAACTTTCAAAAGTTCAATAGTATTCGACCGCTCAATTAACCACGTTAGCCGACATATATTTAAGCCCATGTTGTGCGTGGTTTTTATTTTTCGTCATTGAGTTTTGGTGCTTTAAGTCTGTTAATGTGTTGAAAGTTGCAGATGAAGCGGTAAAGGTTCTGATTATTACACGCTTACAAACCGTTAGTTCGGCAAACAACAATAAGACCGAAAGTCGCTGTAAAAACGCTACCCTGTCAGCTAATCCGTTAGCACCAAAACTTATTTTTTGTCAATTTTTAAATAAAAAAAACAAATGGAAACAATGCAAATTAGTAACCAAAATAAAAGCGTTTTTGCCTGTTATTTGAGTTTGTCCGATGATGCAAAACTTTGGTACGGAAGACATCGAGCAGATGGACACAACTTCGTGGATAATATATTCGGAGGTCACAAGCCAAATGCTTATAAACTGTCAAAACAAGAAGCCGAATCTGTATGTCAAAAAACAGGCTGTCAAATGGTCGCTCTCTAAAATCACGCACAACGTATCGGTGCTATACGATGTGGCGGATTTTCAGCAGAAAGCCCAATACGAAGCACCAAAGTTTGAATTAGTACAAATGTTTAATCGAAGCACGTCAGCCGCCATATTGTATAGCACTTGTTAGCGGTTCGTGCTTCTCAAATCAAAGTAAAATGTCAAAAGAAGTAGAACAATTGAAACAAGCACTTGAGTTAGCAAAATCAAAACTTCAAGTTGCAGAAAAAGCCCTAAACGATATTGTTAAATGGGATGATGATTTAGAAGATGAATGGGGAGACCCTGGTGAACGTGCAAATTCTGCACTTGAAAAGATTATGATTTTGGACGGTTTTTAGCATAACCACTAACAAGTAGATATACGCCAATATGGATGAAAGAGACCACAAAGCTATGAACGAAGAACTAAACCAATCATCTTATTTAGATGCTGTTATAATCCGTTTATTTTTAAAATTAGAAACAAATATGTATAAATGTGAAAAACACGGAAAATTAGATACTCGTTGGTGCGAAGATTGTCAGGAATCATGTAATTGTGATTGTTTAGAAACAACTGAAACAATGTTTAAAGACTTAATTATAGATTGTGAAGATGGTGACAAAACCAAGACAATTTATATAGAGCATTGTGTTACTTGTGGCAACTCTTTCGGGGTTCGCTTTGAATAGCATATAACGTAAAAGTATTGGTGATGTTGGGGATTAGAAAGTACAAAAGTTCAAATTAAAAACAAATTTTAATAGAATGACAATAGACGAAACAAATTTGCTCAACAAAAAAGCAGAAACAAAAAACGATGGTGTATATTCTTTTAGGGGTAATTTATGGGCTGTAAAGAATGGTAAATTTGTTGCCTTTATAGATAACAGGGGACAAATTTTACAAAGATTTGGTGCGTTTAACAGTCAAATTGGTGATTTAAGTTCAAGTGAAAGATGGAATTGGAAAAAGAAACTTGTCGAATGGTTGCAGTCTCAATAGGGTTACCACTAACGTTAAACGGCTTTGTGCAGGTGGGGATTTCCTGCACAAATGCTGAATAAAGCACAAAAGTTCAATAGTAGCAAGATGTTGAATTTAGTACCAAAGCCCCACTTGCACAAAACCGATGTTAGCTGATGTGCTTTATCGGATTATAAATTATAACTTTTTAAATAATTATAAAATGAAATTAGAAATAAAACAAATAGGTGGGTCAATGTCAAGACCAGCATCTATAATTGAATTAGTAATAGAATGCGATAATGCAAGACTTTCAGAAACTATTACTAATCTTAATGGAATAGTAGATGTTGAGTTAATACATAGCTTAAGGCAAATTGCAGACAGATTAGAAGAACAAAATAATTTAATAAACGAACAAAACGATTAATTATGACAATATGGTTTAATAAAAAGATACAAAACATAAGTGGTAAAAAATATAATTCAAAAAGTATTTCAATAGATTTTATGCCACAGCACTTTTTTAAATTTCATTGTAAATCAAATGGTGCTAAAAAGAATATCGATAGATGCTATGATTTGAATATCCACTTTTTCGGTATTATGTTTTCATATACTAATTGGGATTATGGCGATGTTTCATAGCATATCAGCTAACAAGTAGATATACCCCATAGTGAATATCTACTCGTTAGGTGCAATAGAATAAAAGTTTGTAGATTCAACTTATTTTATTATATTTGTGCTATGGTTTGGTAGCCAAAAGCAAAATAAGATATTTAAGCATTGCCTTGTTAGGATTGAGTCATTTTTGCACTCTTACCAAATCCGAAACAAGGCAATGTTTTTTTATAAAATAAAATGAACGAATTAATTAGGGTAACAATTAATGAGCAAGGCTCAAAAACTGTATCAGCAAGAGCTTTATATCAATTTTTAGATGTAAAGTCAAGGTTTAATGATTGGATTACTAATCGTATTAAAAAATATGGTTTTATTGAAAATCAAGACTTTATAACGTTTACTAAAAATTTAGTAAACGGTGGAATTGAAAAAGATTATGTTTTAACCATTGATACTGCAAAGGAATTGTCAATGGTAGAGGGTAATGAAAAAGGAAAACAAGCAAGACAGTATTTTATTGAATGTGAAAAGAAATTTAATAAGCCTAAAACGCAAATAGAACTAATAATTGAATCTGCAATATTTTTGCAACAACAGGAGCAAAGGTTATCAATTGTAGAAGCTAAGTTAGCACAACTTGAAGGTATTAGGGTATTAGCTACATCAGAGTTGAATCATATTGAAAGAAGTACAGACTTAGTCCCAGAGATTGGAATAAGACTAAAGGTGAATCAAATTATAAGGTCATATTCTGAAAAGACAGGAATATCTTATAATGTTATTTGGAATTTAATGTATTCTAAGCTATTGTACGCATACCATTTCAACGTTAATGCTTATAAAAAGCTCCACGATAAAGAAAGTAAATTAGATATTATTGAAAGAGAGAATCAAATGGATAATCTTTTTGCAATAGTTTCAAAAGAATTAGTATAAAACATAATGCCGAAGTAGATTATTCTATTTCGGCATTTTTAAGTATAGGGTTAGGTATGAAAAGAAAACGTTACTTTCCTTTTAAATATTTGGGACTATTAGGCGACCACAATGCTTTGCAAGCCCAATACCTTGCAGTTGTCTTGTCTGTTGCATTAGCACAGTCCTGTCTTGCTCTAAAGCTCTTTCGTGCCTTGTCTGAATAATTTGATTTGTACCCATCTGCTCCAAAGTGTATTAACTTTTCTTTACCTTCGGAGCAAACCTTTACCATTTTCTTCTTGCCTTTTTTATCTGATGTAACTACTTCATTACATTTCATTTTAGACTTATCAGCCATAATTTCAATTCTTTAATTTGATTATGAAAAATTATCTATTAAGCATACGATGCTCCTTGTGGAATCAATCCGCTTACTCCATCGCATGACCAGCATATATTGTCATCTAATAAACTTGATATGTTAGTAATAGACAAATTCATTAATTGATAATACATATCTTTTAATTCAGGAATAGTAAACTCTCGTAAGTCTTGTGCATTATAACCTAAATACCATCCAAGTTCATTAGATGTAATCTTGTGGTTTAATATATCAAGTGCTAATTTGTATTTATATGTTTCATTAAAAAACTCTGCGTATTCGCACACAATGTCCTCAAGGCTGCATCTTATTGCTGCATTGATACAAAACACTTGGCAATGCTGTGTAATGAGCGTTTCGCAAGACATATACTCACATGGCTCTATAATGCCGTGGTCGCTTTCACAATCACATATAATAGTATTCTTATGTATATGACCATCACAAGAAACTGTTTCTAATACAGCAGTTCCTACATTGATTCCTATAAAATAATGAGTTGAATCTTTTGAGTAGAATTTCTTATTAACTTTCAATGAATTTTTACCTCTGTTTACATCGAAGTCTTCAACATAAACTGCATCTCCATTAATCAAGTCAATAACTCTTACTTGAAGCGAACCTGAGCGATGAGCAAATATGTCAATGCCTCTAAATTCGTACTCTGTAAACTGGTGGTAAGGAAGTTCTACTTTGTAACCAATCGTTCCTTTGTTTGTTACCAATTCACTTTTTACTGTGCCACTAAAAGGTTTTGTTTCAGAAACAATATGGTTAAACTTCTTTCTTTTTAATAGTTCTAATTCAAGGTCTTTTAAAAAAGATTTATAAGAAGAATTTTTTAGCTGAGTAAAGAAGTCTGTAAACCTTTGTTGTTCGTTGTCTTTTAAAGCATGAACAATATTAGCCGATACTCCCATGATGTCATCCACCATAAAGTCCGATTCGCTTCCACAAAGTCTTATTCCTACATTAAAGCAATTGCTCATATTTATTAAAATTTATTCAATGGACAAGGAGAATCACTCCATAATTTTGCTCCTATTATGCACCCACAGCCTCTCTCGTCTTCACTTTCTTTCATTGGGTCACAATAAGCTATTCCACAAAAAGAAGATTGTAAAGGACATGATTTTGTGCAAATAGCCTTTTTCTTTTTATATTCAAGCGTATCTTCTTCTTCAAATCTATTTAATTTATACAGGAGTAAGTTCTTATACCCTATATAAATCTCAAATAGACTGTCTTTTAGGTTACTTATTTTTTCCCACATCGTGAACAACCACTTGGTTTTGTTTTTACCGTTATAGGTTTTTGTATTGTTGGCTTTATTGTCTTAATCATAGTTTTATTATAATTTTATTTCCTTTTCAAACTTNTGAAGAATTTCTATGTAATTTCCTTTTTCTATATGAACTTTAGTTAATTCAATANTTCTTCTTTTCAAGTAAATTGTTAGNTCCTGCGATTCATANAAATAGTTAAAAATTTCTAATAACTTCTCTCTATAAATAGGAACATTGTCTTTCTTTTTAGATATAAATCCTCCCTTACCAACTTCATACTTAATCTTGATTGGGTGATGTATTTTATCTAAATACATAAGTGTATAACAACATTGGTCTGTTATGCTTCCAACTTTCGTTTCCGATGTTTCAATCGTTGATTCTAATTTAAAGACCTTGATAGTTGTTTCACCTAATTGTCTAAATTCAAGCATATATTTTATTGACAAATTTTTTCAATCTTATTGCAACCAATCAATATATCTACATCTGCAAGACCTACATAGGTAATGTCGATATTTGCTCCATCGAGGCTTACACTAAATGCGTTGTCCTCAATAATATCCAATTCATCCAAGAATAAATCATTTACAAATGCTCCATCCTTTGGGCTATTATTTAATCTAATTTGTTTTCCGTTATATATAACAATTATCATTGCGTTTTGTTTTAATACCCAGTTACAGGTTTTTTCTATTAATGACCAAGTACAAGTTATATTAGTTGGCAATGTATCTTCAGGAAGGTTTACTCCGCACTTTTCGTTTAGATATTTATAGCCAATTTCACAAGTCGATAAAATTGTAACATCGAATCCGCAATATAATTGACAGTCTGATGCTACTACTTGTATTTTTTCTCTGTCGGAATCTTTAAAGGTTATTTCAACACTGTAAATTCCTTTTGGAAGATATTCGCTTGGTTTCCAACTTACCTTTGCAATATTATTTTCAACTCTTATAGACTGACAAAATTCTTTTCCTGCTACTTTGATGTAACAAAATACGTTTTCGCCATTAAAAGCTGATAAATCTACAATAAATCCATCAGAACAGTAGTTTAATGAGTTTATTTCTTCCTTACATTCAAATATGTCACAATTGGTTTGCATCTATAATCCTTTATCCTTAATTTTACAATAAATATAGTGAAAAATAATTTCTAATACAAGTTTATTTTTATACTTTTTACCACATAACATGAATCAAAAAATAACTCTTAGTCAAGAAGAAATTAATCTATTAGGAATTACCCATACTACCTTGCGTAATAGATACAGATTAANCAATGAGCAATTAGAGAACATCTATGAACATAGGGGATTAAGAGATGAAAAANCTGATGGGATATTAGATGCTTGTNCCAATGTAGGAGCTGCACCAAAAGATGTTAAAATGATTTGGTTGAAGACTAAGTCAGAATCTGTTAGAATAGAAAATCCTTATTATCAAGAGAAAGAAGATAGAGAAGTTGATGATGTTTTAGGTAATTTCTTAGCTAAGTTTAAAACTAAATTAAGTAAAATAGATATTGAAGTAAATTCAAAGCAGCAGTCTGGATTATTCGATAGGTTAGTTTTTACAGACACTCATATTGGAATGACTACAAATCAAGATGGCTATTCATTGTATGGAGGAAAATGGGATGAGGACGAAGTAAATGTTAGATTAGAAAAGATAGTTGCCCATGTAAAAAACAATCAAAATTCAAGTACATTAATTATTGATGACTTAGGGGATTTCTTCGATGGCTTTGATGGTAAGACTGTAAGAAGGGAACATGACCTTCCTCAGAATATGGATAATCAAAAGGCATTTGATGTAGGCTTTAATTTTAAAAGGAAAATGATTGAATCTTTTCTTAGTTCATACAAGACTGTTATTTGCCATAATGTTTGCGAATCAAATCACTCTTCATCATTTGATTACATAGTCAATTCAGCAATTAAGGTTTATATGGAAAAGTGTTATCCTGATAGGGTTGATGTAATTAATTTTAGAAAGTTCATAGAGCATTACCACATACAAAACTATTGCTTTATTATCTCTCATGGTAAAGACTCTAAGAACCTTAGATTTGGCTTTAAACCCCATTTAGACGCAGTACAGGAGAATAAAATCAATAACTATATAGATGAACACTTTTTGTTCCAAGATGGTCTTAAAATAGAGTTTTCAAAGGGAGATAGTCATCAGTATTTATTTGATAATTCTTCTTCTGACAGATTTAATTATTACAACTATCCTGCTTTATCGCCAAGTTCTTCTTGGGTACAAACCAACTTTAAGAAAGGTAAAAGTGGTATAGTTTTCTTTAACTATACCGAGCAGGGGAAAGAAATCAAGGAACTTTTATTTAATTGGAAGAAGTGATAAAAACTCTTAAACAAAAAAAATCCGTACAATAATTAAACTGTACGGATTTTTTTTGTAAATAACTTATTTAAAAATTCTTTCTTGGTAGAATCTTCGCTGATATTGACGCTGCCATTGTCCCTGTTCCTGTGCCAAGTACCTTGTAATAACTGTAAGGATTTCCTGTAACAATCCAAATTGTTCCTTGTGTGGCTGTATCGGTTAGAGTTAAAGAAGAAGCACCCGAAATAGCGTAATAAGTAACTCCATCAATTGAGCCAGTCAAAGTTGCTGTACCACCAACTGTACCTGAGATTTTAGTAACCTTTACCTGTACCGTCACGGTCGAATAAGGAGCAGCTAACATTTTNGTTAATGGTGCTGTACCTGCATTTGTCAAAGTATCCAGTGTTGGTGAAAAGTTTGTTGCNGGGTTTGTTTGAGCAAATGTTAGGTTTGCAATAAATAATAGTGAGATGAAAACTAAGTTTTTCATTTGTGAATTGGTTTTTGATTAAAAAAATATGAAATTTCAATGGTAAATATACAAAATATATTGTTAATTTCAAAATTAATTTATTATCCTAACAAAGTTTGTACCTTCTCTGTTTCAAAAACCTCGAANCGAAATGTACTTCCTGATAGGCATCCTGATAGGCATAAGTCTGTATTTTTATACACTTCATCTTTGAAATTTAATGTACCGCTACCAATGCTTTTCTCACTAAATCCTTGTGAGTCATTGCCATACGCTCCAACCATTAAGGCTGGCTTTCCATCAACTTTTATGCCATTTTTCAATATTGCCAATAGTNTTAAATGCTCTTGGTGTTCCAATAGTCCTGTATAGAAATCTCTTTGAGTTCTTACAATTATATTGGATATTGATATATCTCCAGTNGAAAGNGTTTTTTGTTCCTCCTCAATAGGATATGAAGCAATATTTAATCCTAATTCAACTCTATGTCTATGATAGAAATCATTGAAAGTATATTCTATCATTTTGGTTTTCCTATCTGCATTTTTAACTACATTAAATTGATTTGCAAATGCTACTATATCACCATTGTCATTAATAAATCCTAACCTGTGGCATCCTACTTCACAAAAAGAAAAATCTACTCCAATGTATTTAGAATAATTCAAACAGAATCTTTCATTCAATAAGTAAACATTGTCAGTTCCATATATTGATGCAGTCTTGCCATTAAATGATTTGTCAAAGTATATCTTAACTCCATATCCNAATTCTTCTTGACCTAAATTCATTGCGTCAATAAGAGTTAATAAGTCTTCAATAGTTCCTCCTTCAAATTCAAGTATTTCATATTCATCAACAATAATATTAAATGCAGGAATAACTTCTTTGTCTATAATAGTAACACTAATGTATGCTTTTTCATCATTAGGNAATCTATATACACAACTTTTGGAAATAATTTTGTTTAATTCTATTGAACATTCACAGTCAATGTCATCTACTGTGCCAAGATTCTTAATCGTAGCCAGCTTTAACTTACATGATGGTAGTGAAGACTTTGGTATAGTCAAAGACCACCATTCACCAATAGGAATATTTATTGGCTTTAGGTATAATGGGTCATTAATATCTTTGCTAAACCCTAATTGTTTTACTTTAAAATCAAACATTTGCAAGTTCTATTACCTTTATGATTATTGTTTCAGCAGATGTCTGTGATATAGAGTATTCTACTGATTTAACTATTCCAACTTTTTTTTCTTCGCAATAAAGAAAAGAAACACATCCTTTTAACCTTGAAATATCAACGCTGCAAGAATCAAGCTCTATATTATATACAAATTTGCCTAATATAGATTCACTATTAATATCTTGACTTTCATCTATTATTCCTGCTTCTTCTTGGCAATTACATTCATATTCATTGTCAGTATATAGATTATAATTACCACTTCCGCCAATGAATTTTAAATTAGACAAAATAAACTTTCTCCATCTACTCAAATTTCTTGTAGGAGCTATTCTAAGGTTTATAGCTTTGTCACTATCAAATACATCGGTAGATATATATTCATCTGTTTCTGCATCATTAGTTTCCTTGTTTACAACTATCCAATGAATCTCTTCTTTTTCCTTCTTCTTTCTTATTTGTTCACTAATGATTGAGCTTGAAGAACTCCAATCATTTAATAAAGAAAGAGAGTTTGATGATATTGCATAATCTGTTGCATATTCTCTTGTTGAATTATATTCCAAAGAGCCAAATTTGCTTTCACTCTTCCAGTTGTTATAGCCAACTTTTACATTTGAATATAACAAAGCTGAATTTACATCTCTATTAATATCAGTTGGAAATATTTCATAAGGAGTGCCGCATTTTATAAACTCACACCTTGCCAAAACATTAACATTAAGACCGCTTATATCTATGCTTGATGGGTATTTGTTATTAAGCTCATCAAATAGCTTTATTAGGCTTACATTGATTGTGCTGACAAACCCTTGAAGACCATCGTTATTTGTCAAATAACCATCAAATAAACAATCGTCAAAAATGTATTTAGACAATGAAGATATTTGATTTGTCGAGTTTCCAATAATAGTTTTAAAAGCGTTTTTTACACTAATTGCTTTTACTTCTTTCCATTCAATAGGTGTAGATTCACACCTTTGAATACTAATCCCTGCTGAACTTGCATCGTATGCAAATTGAAACAATGAACTTGCTATACTTGATGTTATATATAAAGACGCTTGGTCGGTTACGGTTACATCTGTATCATATTCAATTGTAATTGTCTGTTCGGTAAGAGTAGAATTAATTGGATAACTACCTATTAGATAAGTAGTTGCTCCTATTTTTAAATAAGCATAAAATAATCCACTTGTATTTGAACTGCCAGACACTTTTACTGAGCCAACAATACTTATGCAGTCATCAGTGTTAAAAGTAACAAATTGCTTTTCTTCTCCAATTACTACATTATTTGGTGTTCCACTATCAAAAGCATTTTCCCCAACTGTTAAAGGAATATAATGACTAAGGCTATCCCCAGTTCCTCCGCTATATATGCTATTTGTTACTGAAAAGTTTACTTGGCTTGGTAAGTCACGAATTGGAACTCTAATCGTTTCAGTAAGTTGTAATGGATATTCTACCTTTTCCCTGCTTCTCAATAAATCTCCTCCACCTTTTGGTCTAAAAGAGCATTGAATATAGCAGCAATCCATTTCAGAATAATCTGAAAAGTCTATCAATAATTCAACTCTTTGACCCGAATCTTCATTTATTATAATAACTGGTATTTCAGCAGAAAATCCATCTCTATCAAATACTTTTTTGACATAAGAAGAAACAAGTTGGTCTTTTATTGTTACTTTCGTACTTCCTTCTGTTCCAAAGCCAAATCCATCTTCATTCCAATAGCCCCAATAAGTATCTGATAAATCTTTCTTTACCTTGATACTATCGAAACCATCAATGTTTGATTCTTGAACCTCAAAGTTGGATATGTATATTCTGTATGCCATATTTATTACATAAAAAAGGCAAGATTTTTTAAATATTGCCTTTTTGACTATTTACCTAATCTTAAATACCTGTACTAACTTTTAATGTCCCTGCATCATTCCATACAGCTCCTGCAACATTGGGATTTGTAGTAGGAAGGCTTGTGATTAAAGATGTTATTCCTGTTTGATTTATTGACATTTTATTAGTCCCAAATGTTTTTAGTATTATATTTCCAGCTTGATTTTGAGCTATAATAAAATCTCCATTTGTAGCTGCTTTTTGTATAAAAGCATAGTTTCCACTATAATCTGCATTGTCCGTATCAAAAGCAAGCATTGCATCTTTTGTAGTTGATGCTAATCCAACTCTTGCAAACTGTGAAGTTTTTCTTATATCAATACTATATATATCTACATTACTGGTATTAAAGTCTGAACTTTCAAACATATTTATAAAACTACCACTACCAATTGCTTTTTGATACAATGAATGGGTAGAATAAATTTGCTTGTCTGGGGATTCAAAATAAAAGGTACTCGAATTTTGTTGATTTCTATAATAACCAATTGGACTAAATACAGGTGAAATTATTTTAACTTTACCTGTATTTGCATTTTCAAAGTTAATTGCAAATTGTGTAAGCAAATCATTTAAACTTGTATTCTCAAATGTACTATCATAAAAATTAATATGCTCTGTAACTCCTCCATTACTCTTAAACTTAACTACGTCTATTCCATTTGCTAATCTTTCAGTATTTCTAACACTTGTGGCAGTAGATGTTCTCATGTCAAAATTGCAATGAAAAAAGCTAACATTTGAAATCTTTCCAGAACCTGCGGATGTATTTTTATTATAAAACAAAATCTCACTTCCAGTTCCTATATTTGCCCCTGCTCTTCTTATCTCTAAAGCAGTTATTGTTATTTCGTTAATAAAATTACTACTTAATTGTTTATTAAAAAATAACCCATTATCTCCAACATTGTCTATTTCCATTTTATTGATTACAATATTTTCAATAAAACTGGTAGTATCTTTCATTTCAAATCCTGTCCCTCCTACATTATATATGCCTATATCTTGAAAGTAAAGGTTTTTTCTCCCATCTATTGTTATCCCTGTGGTAGTATTACTCATACTATTGCCATATAATCTAATACCTTCACCACCACATCTCTTCTTTGTTGAAGTAGCTGTGTAGTATAATATTGATGAAGATGTACTTCCTGTTATTTGACCTTTTGGTGTAAAAACTAAATAACTATCTAAAACATTTAAAGTATTAGAAGTTATGTAAGCATCATCAAAAATAGTAGTCGTATTTAGATTTAAAGCATTTTGAATAAATACCGTAGAATCAATCAAAGGAGATGCTCCAAACCATTTTACATTAATCAATTCTGAATAACTCCTAATCCACCTACCTGTTGTAATACCTGTTACTTGTATTACTGTACCACCATTGTCAGTTGCAGTAGAAGCATTATCCCAATAAAATTCTCCACCACCACCATCTGCTGCAGTGTAATATCCTAAAACAGTTGCATTGAATCCGTCTGTGCCTTTTCTTGTTTTTAACTCAGCTATATTTGCTATTTTCATAATATTGAAACGTTGAATTTTATATTGTTAGTACCTACTAATGGAGCTATGGGGTAGTGAATAGTAACTTGTGTCGAAGTATAAGTAATATGAGAGTATTCTCTTGAATCTTGCGTAAGAGGTTCTACGGTTACATTTGTAGGAATAGTACCTAATAAATGATTAAACGTAAAGGAAGTCAATAAACCTGTTGAGCTGAATGTTTGTGTGCTATAAACAGGATTACTTCCAGTTCCAGCTAATACATCATGCACTCTTATAAATATACTTCCTTGTGTTATGTGAGAATGAATAACAAATCCTACTACAATTACTTTAGATGGAGCAGTTTTAGTTAAACCACCAGCAACAGTTGAAGAAAGATAAAGTACATCTCCATCATTCCAAGTTTCTCCTTGAAGTGAGCCAGTTGTATTAATACCTCTAACATATCCAAATGTAGTAACATATCCTTCTTGGTTTTTTAGTATATCTTCAGTTACTATACCAATGGTATTTACGGTATTTGCTTCAGTATTTGATTGTGCTAAAACAACTTTTGGTCTTTGTCCTTGTGCGTCATTTATTCTAACACATTTATATCCTAATTCAGTCAAGTCAGAGCCTGTGCCATTTACTACACGAATAACCTGCTCTTGTCCTACTTGTAGTGTAGTCTTAGCTCCTTTTAATATAACATCAAGAGTCCCATCGGCATCATTCCATACAACAGAACCTTCTGTAATAGGTTTGTTAGTTGGAGTAATATCAAATTCTAAATTGCCAATTTTAGCTCCAAATTCGCCTAAATCAACATCTTTATTTGCACCAGTATAAGGAACAAAATCAAGATTTTCCATTTCTAAAACTTGACCAGTACAATCTATAATAACTGGGAATTTAACAGTTTGACAAGCAGCCATATTACAATATTTAATATAATTTTACTTTTAACAAATATAATCAAAAAAAACGACAAAAAAAAGTAAATTTTAATAGGTTATTCAATCAATCCTACTTCTCTACCTAATTCCTTCTCTGCAAAATATGCGTTATTCCTTACAAAATTTAATCCGTCAGTTAATACGTCAAGGTATCTCGAACAGTCGGATATGTGTGAAATATCCCATTTTACTGCATCGTTCTTATCTATGTTTCCAAAGTCATCTGTTTTTACAGATAAAAGGTCGTGAATAAGCAAATCGCATCTTCGGTCTATCTTGTAATTCTCTCCATACATGGCTAAACACCAGTTCGTAATAGCACCATTACTTTTATGCCTTAATTTAATTCTTCGTGGAAATGACAACATATCGCATCCTGCATCTTCCATATAGTTTCTTATCTCAGCAAATTTACTCCATTCATCTGAACCTCCTGATGTATCACCATAGATAATATATTCTTTGTCTGTGCCAAATTCAAGAACAATATTGTGAATAATATCTCTAAGTCTTAATTTGCTTTTAGTATCTATTTGTCTATAATTCCTAAGACGTGTATTTGCTGCTGTTTTATCATGGAAATAAGATGCTAATTTAAAGTCNCTACCTANTTCNTAATCCTGAAAGTGCTGACCGANAACGCAAGTGTCATATTTTCCAAAGTCAAATGATAGATATATTGGATACTCTTCAAAATATGGTACATCTTCTGCTGTATTTACGTTATAAACAAATCTATGATAGAAGGGATTTTCTACTTGTAATGTTCCCCATTCTCCTAACCTTGCAATTTTATATTCATTTTCGTCTGTGAATTTATAAGAGTCAAGAATCTTGTAATCCATTGCAGTAGCAAATTTATTATCTTCAATCGTATATTTTCTACGATTAGTCATATTATAAAGCGAACCTGCAAACTCTTCTTCTGTTTTAGGCTTATCAAAGAATGTTTTCTTTAGCCAGTGTTTATCTGAAACAGGGTTAAACATAAAGATAAATCTAATCTTATCATCAGCACGATATGAAGATAGAATCATCATAAAATTAGCCTTAGAAAGTTGGTCAATTTCATCTATAATTACATACCTTACATTAGCCATACCTTTTGACTTTCCACCTTCGCAGAAGTCAAAATAAAGTACATTTCCATTAGGAAAACTAATCTCTCTTGCTTGGTTATGATAAGAGAATTTTAAATGACTATCAATGCCGTGATTTTCAATAAATTGCTTGATAGGATTGTATGCCTTAGTTCTAAGTACAGAGCCTTCGTTTCTATACCATACTGCACTTGCTCCTTGCTCATTCCAAATCTTTTTAACTAACCATTGGATACAGGAGTATGTTTTTGAGGAGTTTCTTCCTCCATATAAAATAGTAATAGGCTTATCACTTGATTGGGTTAATAAACCCAAATCAAAATAAGCCTTATTAAGTTGTGATAGTTCGTATGCAAACATATATTATTCTTTTATACAACTTGGCTTTTTAAATGTTTCTCTAAAACAGCTTTGAAAAATCATTTTCTCAAAGTATCTAACATTGCCATTTGCTTCTATTTTTTCTGTTAATATTTTATTGGTATTAATTTTTCTTTTCAATTCTTTGTTCTCATCATTTAATCCTTTGATAACCGATTGAAATTCTTCATCAGTTCGTTGCTTCATATCAACCGTTTGTTGAAGAGAATAGACTGTGCTATCAAGTTTAGCTATTCTAACACTGTCTTTTTTTATCTTACTTTCCATCTTATCAATGTTTGACTTTTTGTAAATTCCAAAAGCATTGATGACGTAGGTCAATCCTCCAATAAGAGCAAATATTACTCCTAATTGAATGTATGTTCTTATATTCATATTATTTAAAATATAGTTCTTGTTCTTTGTTCCTTCTATTTGTTAATCCATTAACAGCAACTAATTTGCCATTTTTTGTTATTTTATTCCATTTCAAAAACTCATCTTTAATGCTTGGGTCGTTTGGATTTACTTTTATTTTCTTTAAAAGTGTGCTTTTATTGAAATTAGTAGAGCCAATGTTATAAATTAAACAACCTATTGCATTTGATTGGTTTTGATTAAGATTGTTGGGAATACTTGGTGCAAAATTCTTTTTAAATATTTGCTCTAAAATAATATCTGCTTCCTTTTCTGATATAGGTGCATCTTTCATTGTTACCTTTTTTCCATTAGGATAAAAGGTAAATCCCCAACCATTAGTTGGGATACCAGCAATATCAAGGTATGGTTTTGAAAAAAAACTTTCAAAAGACTTTAACAAGTCAAAACCATTTTTATCCATTTCCATATTTTAATTTAATTTATTACAGTTTATCTTTATTGCTCTTTCATACCATTGTTGCTGCTTCATTCTTGAACTATAAACTGTATAGGTATAGCTTTCTCCAGCATTTAAAGTCATTTCAAAGTTTGGAAATCCATTAGGGTTAGGATTGTGCGGTTGAATAACTGAAAAGGTGAAACTTGTTGTCCCTGTATTGGTCATTGTTATCTCATAATCTTGAATTGGCAGGTAAAATACACAGTCTTCGGTAAGCGAAGAAGTATATCGTCTGTCTGGATGGTTATTTGAATATGCACCATTACTTTCTATATTCGTAACACCCTTTGTTTGGGTCATTTTAAGCCATTCCTGACCATCTAAAAGACCTTTGACAACATAACTACTCTTTGCCTTGTCGCCATTGGTATAAGTGATGCTGTGAGATGCCGCTTGAAACATTACTCTATCGTCATTATAACTTGGACTCAATTGGCTTGACTTCGTATCTTCTTGTTTTACATTATAATAGGCATTGTCATAAAGCGATAAAACAGCTCCAACGCTCCCATCAATTACTCCTCCAGTACCTGTTTCAGTTCCTACAATCTCTGAGCTTTGAAGTAAGTTTATTCGATTATTTGTAGAACCACCTGCTGACTTCCAAGTATTAAGTACATTCCAATAATTATTCAAAATATCTCCTTGTGTATAATTTACTGTTGCAATAGTTGGAGTAGATTCTTTATAGTTAAATAGGTAGCTCTTTAAGTCGATGGCTACTTCTTTGAGTGCCGTATAATATTCTGCATTATCCCTGTCTGCAATAAAAACAATTTCCTTTAATTGTGATTCAACTCCCTTTTTTAACCATGTTGTTGCAATTTCCTTAAAAACTGGTACAGATGTATTTCCAAACACAGAGAATTGACCATTAAAGTCTATGATATGTGCTTCGGTAGAAATCTTTTTATTGTAGTTAGACCTAAATATATCGAGTGAAATTGCCAAGTTGTCTTGTGAAGGATGACCGCCAAATTGGGCTTTCATACCGTCAGTTATCGTGGCAAAATCTCTAACATTTGATGACATTCTAATATTAGATGCAAAGTCTGATACAGAACCAAATTCAGCATAAAATTTAGGATTCATTTTTGAAGATAAGGCTTTGGCAGAAATTGCAAAGTTCTTTATTAGGTTATAGTTGTATTCCCAAAAGTCTTTCCCTCTATTGGTTACAAATAATCCGTTAAGGTCGGCTTGTGTAGCAGTTCCAAGTGGTTTTCCTGTTGTTGGAGGTGTAGCATCGTCAATATTATTGTAATTTGTACCCCAAGCAATGTTTAATGCTTTTGTTGTTTTATATTTTGCAGAAAGCCATTCTCTAAAACCTTTGATGGCATGGGCGGAATAGTCAAATAGGGCAGGATAAGCATCTGTTCTATTTCCATACATATATGTTGCATTTTCAAAGTTATATCCTGTTTCTTCTTGTGCCGTCATTACGACTGAATACCATAAGAATTGACTACCTAATATAGTATTGTAACGATTTAGTGTTTTTGAAACAAAATCAAGCATTAATTTTCTTCCTTCTTCATAAGCTAATGAGCTATGTCCGCTACCTCCAGATATTCTTGTAACTTGACCCCATTCGTCTTTAGCTGAATTGCTGAGTTTATACATTTCTCCTGCACCGCCATACATATCATTAATATCTGAATCGTCCATATCAACACAAATACGCAAAGATACTTTTACTCCTTTGGCTTTTGCATAATTTACTAAATCATCATGTTCTGCCCAAGCAGATGCTGAGTTTTCTTTTTGAGATGAAATAGTTCTAAATACTCTACCCCATCTAATAGGAATAACAATTTCTGTTGCTCCTGCTTGAATCCATTCGTCAAAACTCTTCTTTGTTTTAACTATGTTGTCTAATGGGTAATTAACCATGTAGGCAATATATTTATCATTCTGAAAGTTTTCAATATCTTGTGTCTTAAAACTATATCCTGTTGGTAGGAAATATAAAGCTGTCTTGGTTGAAGAGAAAATGCTATTCAACTTTTTTACTTTACCTACAATTCCTCCATCTTTATTAGTAACTACCCATGCAAACGAACTGAGCGTGTCGCCATTTTTCCTGTTTTCAAAGAATCGAAACAAAGAAGCATATTTGTTAGATTTATTAACAATAACTTTTTCAGTTTCAATAGGAGAGCTAATTTGTGCATTTGCACAGATTTGTGTAAGTAAAAGCGTATATAGCAATATTTTTTTCATATTAATCTTTTGTTTCACTTGGTATCATTGTTTTAAATTTCTTGACAATTAGCCATACACAAATTAAAATCCATCCAATAATTGATTGGCTATCTTTTGCTTGAACCATTCCTGCAAAGTATGCAACAGGTTCTCCAATTANAATTATTGAATCAACAATCCAATGTGGCAATGAATATGGTTTTACTACTTTCATATTAATTTTTATTAGCTATTAAAGATAACGAATCTTTTTGGCTTTTTAAAATTTTGTTTACTATCTTATTACATTTAACTGACTTATATTCAAGTTCATTAAGAGCTTTTACCAAGTCTTCACTTGGTTTTAACAGTTCCTTTTCCTTTGTAAGCGATTTCTCTCTTATAATATCCATTGGTCGATTGTGCATCGTTTTTGATGGAATATCTGATTGCCTTGCCGATGTGCCAGCTATGGCAATTAAAACAAATAAACTAATTGCTAACTTCATCTTTAATTTCATTTATTTTATTCATATTAATACTTACTCTTGAGTCTATGGTTCTTATTTTTTTATAGAAAAACCTATAAATTGAATCTCTCTCCATATTTGAAGATATGACAAAGCTATTCAATTCTTTTTCATAGTTTTCCCTACTTTGTTTTATCTGCTCGGCAGCATCTATTTGGCATTTCTTTATCAATTCTTGGCAATCTTTATCTTTCGATGAAATTATGTCAGATTTAGATTGATTATCTTGATATAGAAATAAAATAGCTGCACTAAGCCCGACAAACATTACGAAAGATGGCTCTTTGGAAAATTTATCAAAGAATCCTTTCAATGTGTCTAAATTCAGCATTTTTTGTGTGGTTAGTTATATGACAAAACCTCGCACTAAGCATTTAGTGCCTAATACGAGGTTTTGTGTGGATTTAGACCTTATGTTTCCTACTATTACTCTGCAATAGTTGTAATAGCATCTACTAATTTTCCGTAGTAAATACCTGTTGTCGGATTCATGTCTGCACATCCAAAAGCAGGACGAGTAAATACTTCGTATTGTGCCTTTGCTTGGATATTAAATGTTGGATTTGCATCACAAGAAAGTGTCGAAATGTGTGGAGTATGAATAAACATATCCATTGGCAATGTCATGCTTCCATTACGGCAGTTTCCGATTGTGATTGGCAATACACCTACATCTCTGAATCCTTTGATTTTTTCAACCATCTTACCTGTTGTTGCCCAGTAGTAAGCAGAGTCAGTATTGTATCTTTGGTCGCCATAAAGAGTTAGCCAAAACATTGTAGCTACGTTAGCTTCTAACAAGAAGAATGAACCATCGCCATATTTAGCATCAATTGAGTCATCTTGAACATATTCGCCTAAGAAGCCTAATGCTCTACGTAAAACAGCAGCAGTATCAATACCATTGTTGTCGCCTGATTGGATACCAACTTCTGCCAATAATTTAGCAAAAATACTTCCACCAACTAATGTCATTCCTTGACCGCAACGTGGATGACGTCTGATAAAGTCTTCTAAGAACAAACGGAACAAGTTAGCATCAATTCGCTTAAATGCGTATGGAATCATTGATGGGTTAGCAGCAGTAACGCTTGATGTAAGAACTGGAAGTTCCCAAGTTGCAGCACCTACTGTGTCGCCTGTAAATGGGTCTTCTGCCCAATTGTAACCTGCACCAGCTTTTAACTTTGTCAAAGCATGGTCGTTAATCTTCCATAATTGACCTGTGAATGGTGCATTGAATGAATGATAGATTTTCTCAGACAATAACTTGGCGTTATACATTCTATCGAAATTTCCGTACATTCCTGACAATTCATTGATTGCTCTTTGCATTACAGCAGCAGCAGCCTGACCACCACCTGTTCTACGTGCATCCAATACTTGATTGTAATAAGGAGCAACATCACAACACATATCGTCCCAGTCTTTGTGGGTCAATGTTGTTTTGAAAAATGCACATTGCTCAATAGCAAATGGAGTTGTTTCTGTTGTTGGTGTTGCTGTTTCACCTGTTGCACAAGTAAAATCTGCACAGTCTGTATCCAATTCAGTACAGTCAGGAATTTGGTATTCCAAAGTAACTCCAAAATTGTCATCAGCATCTTTCCAAATTTTAGATGCACAATCACGAGGGTCTAATGCCTCTACTACCCTATCTTGTCTTTGTGACATTACTGCTTTCATTGCACCATAGTTAGACGCATCACCTTGTAGTGATTGCATACCTGTTGCTAATTGCAAATTAACGGTTAGAGATGTAGGGCAAATCTCAGGAATATTTCTTACTGCCATTTTATTGTGTGGATTTTATTTTAAAAATATTTTGTATCAAGAACTTCTACTTTTTTGTTATCTTGGTTTTTGAATTGGAACTCTTTAGGATTGTCATTTTCAGACTTCTTATTTAATCCAAATTCAACTAATGCGTCTTTTATTAATTTATCTACCGTTAAGATAGAACCATCAACTACGATTGACATAGACTCATCTGATGCGTTTCTAATGACTAATTGCTTCGTTGCCTTATCTAACATAAGTTTTACTTTAGCTTTCTCATTTCCAAAGGTAGATTTTTCAATATACTTTTTGGCTGCACCATATACTACGTCATCGACTAATTCTGGGTTTAAGTCAATTAAAATTCCGCTTTTTATTGCTGAATTAGTAATTTTCTCTTTAATTGATGCCTTTTTAAACGACTCCAATTCTCTTTTCAAATCATCGTTCTCGTCTTTTACTACCTTGATAGTTTCGCTTGGAACATAATTCTTTTTCAAATCTGCAATTTCAGCTTCTTTAGCTTGAACGAGTGCTTTTGAATCTGCGTCAGATACTCCATCTTTTTTTAGAGTTGCTAATTCTTGACTTAATGTATCTACTTTAGTTTTATAAGCACTTAAAATTGCTTTATTCTTTGATTTTGTATCGGTTGGAACTTCTTCTCCTAATACTGATAAATGGTCGCTTGTGGTAGAGTCGATTGAATCCATAAATCCCTTCAACGTTTCCTTGTGCCATTTGTCTTTGTTCTTACCCACAATTGCTGGTGAGTTTTCCGCTTCTGTAAGGCTTAGTAGTGCTGCTTTTATGCTTTCTGCTACATCGTCTTCAAGTGTGATTTCTGATAGTTTTGCAAGGTTAGCCTCGCCAAGTTTTACTTTTGTTTCTGAGTCTAATTTAGACTCCAAGATTGCTCTAATGTTCATATATTTATCTATTCTTTGTGTACTTTCTCAATGCTGTATATCCTCGTTTTGTGATATAAGCATAAGGTGCATATCGAAGTTCACCTTTATTATTGTAAAATTCTACAATATCGGTTTCTTTATAAGCACTTACTTTGACTGTTGGCTCTTGAACAACTGGTTCTACTGCAACATCTTCAACTTTTTGTTCTTCAATAGCTTCTTCAACTACTTCTACTTCAAGTAAGTTTACTTCTTCAATTTCTTCAACTTGTAATGTAGGTTCGATAAAATCTTCTACTACTTTTTTAGGTCTTCCTGCCATGTTTTTATTTTTATATTTTTAAGCATTAGTTCTTGTATTGGGCATAGGATTTTTGTTTATATTATCCATTGCACCTACCAAATATTCATTTGCCTTTATATCAATCAATTTCTTTTGTTCTTTATAATCTAAAAGTAAAAATCCATTTGTTTCTTCCATACATTCAATTAAAATAGCATCAATGTTTATCGTTAATACGTATTTCAAATCACTTAACGTATCTCTTGCTAATATCTTTTGAGCGAATGTATATGCAGGCAATGGATCTAACTTTTCTTTTGCTTTTACCAATAGGTAATCGTCAGAATTTGCTCCACTTTCTTTTTCTACTAACTGTTTTACATACTTTAGTTTAATAGAGTCAGGCATATTATTTGTACCTGCGTCTTTTAATCTATTATAAAGGCTTTGAGCTGATGTTAAATTAAATTTCTTTGGTACTGAGAATGATGGTATTTCTGCCTCGATTGTTTCTTTTGGAAGGCTTTTGTATCTCATATCAACTATCGAACTTATCAAGAAATCAAGAAGCTCTTCAACATGGTCAGACATTGCTACCATAAAAGCATATCCTTCTTGCATATCCTTGTCCTTAGCATCTCCGCTTTGGTTGTAAGGAGTAATGATTGAGTTCTCTAATCCAAATGGTCTTAAAGCTAATTTGATATTCTTATCAAAACTTTCTGAGAATATCTTTGCACCAGTTTCAGACCTTTCAATGAATCCTCCAAATTGAGTAGGCATCTTTTCTGATTTGCCAAGAGTGCCAATATCCATTGGGATAATCATCTTGTCTAAGCCACTTCCACCATAAATTGGTACAGTTTTAGCTCCATAACAAGTGGGACATTCTTTAGCTTTACCAGCGGTCTTATCTTTGACTTTTCCTTGACCATTACAAGTAGTACATTGAACTGTTCCTGTAACCCATTCTTGCGAAGATACGTGGAAATTATGTTCAACTGCCAAGTCTTGGTGATTCATTACGGCTTCTTTAAGGAATACGAATGAATCAGATAAGTCAGATGTTCTTAGTTCATGTCCGTCTTCCGTCTGCTCTTTAATCTTTCTTCCAATCTTCTTACATGGGAGAAATTTAGCACCATGAACTCTAAAGCTATCACCAATCTTATTAACTGTGTATTTATTGCTTCCATCTTGGTTATATCCAACATGGCTTACAATGCAATATCTTTCTGTATCAAAAAAGTAAAAAATATCTCCTTTTTCTCTTACATATCCGCCATCAGCTAAAGTAATGTCGCTTTTCAACTCAGACTTAATTAGACAAAATTCATTTGCCTTAAAATAAAGAACGTTATTGGATTTGGCTATAAGGTAATATGGTGCAGGATAATCTCCGCTAATATTACTTGGAATAATAGCTAATACGCTATTTGGTTTAATTAAAGTGTCTGTTTTGATTGACTCAGCAAATGACTTTAATAAATTCCTTCCATTATAGTATCCTTTTGTAAAGTAATACTCTGCTCTATCTCTTTTGCTCGGTAACTTTGATTTTTGAGAGAAGATTACTCTAAAATCTTCGCTTGAAAATACTTTGTCAATTTGTTTCTCGATTAAACCAAGAAAGCCTCTAACTGGATTTCCAATCTTTTTATAGTAATCTTCTCTATATTTTATCTGCTTATCCGACTCGTTTGGTCGCTGAAAATTCATATACGATGGATACTCTGACCCAAAAACTTCCGAAAATTCCTCATCTTCTGTTTTTGCTTCCTTATAAAAGGGGTCTAAAAGTGTATTTTTATCATTTAAGAATCCTGCGATTAATTCGTCAGATATTTTAAGCATATTAATCAGGTATTACTTCTACTGTGAAACATTGGCTACCTGAGATACAACAATCGTTTACTACTTCAACAGTAAACTTGTAAGTTCCCACAGGGAGTGTCGTTGCTCCTGTAACTACACCAGTAGCAGCATCAATTGAAATATGTGTTGATAATGTACCCAATACATCTCCGCAATCTTTATAGATATAAAAAGATGCACAAGAGGTCAATTCATTTACAACTGGGGTATATGTGAATATTGCTCCTTGAAGTGAACTGTAAGACTTACAAGAGCCTTTTGAGCCACAAGCTAAAGGAGTTAATCCTGTTACCGTTGCTGCACCAAATGTAAACTTAGTTGCTTCTCTCAAACTCTTAATAAATGCAACAGGACTTGAAGCATAATAGAATTTGTCTTTCTTAGAAACGTCAGTCAATGTGATTGAACCTTTGATAAAGTCGTTTCTTTCTCCTGTGATTTCAAAGCCTGCGTCAGAAATGTAGATATTATCTTCATTATTAGCATCTTTTACAATAACACCTTGCTTGAAGAAATAAATTACCGATAAGCTCGATGCTCTTTCTTGCATACCTGCAATGATGTCAGTATTTGGCAAGTAATGCTNTCCTAACATTAACTCAGCAGTTGTTTCTTGGCGAAGTTTTTGGTTACCAGAGTATGGTGAACCTGAATCTCGGGGGACAGTTGTTGGTTTAGCACGAGTTCCCTTTGCTAAAAGACCTGCATTTAGGAAGTGGAAATATTCTCCACCAGCGTTACACTCGAATTGTTGGTCACGAAGCCATTGTAACAATGAATCGGCAAAGTTTACNTCGGTAAGGATAACTGGAGCTTCTTCTGTTGATAAAGTGACAGTNTCACCTACTTTTGGCAACGAAGCCTCTTCAATCAATCCTACGGCTGCAATTACGTTATCAACTTCTATTGCATCTCCACAATATTTGTTGAAACAAGTTGCGGATTCGTCATCGCAACACAGGGTTTTAAGAATTTCTAAAGCCATTTTATATGAATGTGGATTTTATTACTAATTAATTACTAAGATAATCATAATTTTTTTAAAAAACAAAAAGTACAAAAGATTGTGGTTTTTCAATAATTATGTGTATGAAATTGCTAAGAATGGATACTCAATTCTGCAAGATGGATTATTTACTAATTTGATTCCCAATATATGATTTACTCGTGAATCAAATGAGCCTATACTTGCCCAATCAGAAAGCCATAAACCATTATCTAACTTGTATCTTAATTCTCCAAATGCTTCTACATTTAATGAGTTAATGGATACAAGATTAATACCAATGTGTTTTACTGATACAGAAAGTAGTCTAATATGACATTGGTTTGGAGAAGGACATGATTCACAATCTTCTACTTTTGCTTTTACTGTTACCGCTGTACTTGTAGCTTTGCAAGAATCACTAACAACTCTTAATTGAATAATATCTCCTGAAGCTACTGCATCGGATAACTCTACAACTCCAGTTCCATTTAATACAACTCCTTCTCCGCCTGATAATGTGGTAACAACTGTACCATCTTCCATATCAAGCACAAATGGAATGTAAGTATCTCCTTCATAAATATCTACTACAATAATCGGGTTGTAACATTCGTTGCAGCAGGGATTAAAACTATAAATATTGGAAGGCTGGCTTACTATTGCTTGAAAAACAGTAGCTATGCCATATATTTGAATTGAATTTGATGATTCGGTACAGGTATAACTACCTACAAATGAAAAATCACCTACTGCTATTGGAGTATATGTAACAATTGAGCCAACAATTGAATTTATTGTTACATTTGATGTAGCCAATGCAAGATAAGCTCCTCCAGTACATGGAGAAGGTATGGATACAAGGGCAGATAAATCAATCGTATTAGATACGCCAACTATCTGTAAATCACTTATTGTGTGTGACATTCTTAATTTATTTTAGTAACCATTAATATATAATCAATCTCTGGAAGTATAAGGTCTGTTTTCAAATCAAACTTTCCGTCTTTAACTACCCCAACAACAAGTGGCAATTCAAATTCTGATATTGGACTTGAAAAAACTCTTAATATTCCATTTGTAACGCCATTTACTGTTCCTTTGAATTTACTAACAATATGACATTCTTCTTGGCAAGTTATTCCAGTTATTTCTAAAGGAACTGTTGGGTTTATATAGTCTTCGTAATTTAATAAAAATGCAACATATTTTTTGCCTTCTTTAAAATTAGCACTACTAACAGCCCATGAACCATCTATTGCTATTGCTGTGGCGATAATCGAATCTCCATAAGTATATGGGCTTTCAAATATAACAACTTCTCCATTATTAAAAATAGTAGAGCCTTCAATTTCAATAACAGATGTTCCTGTCATTGTTTTTTGAAAATCACAAATCTTATTGCAAAAACTAACTTCTGTAACAACTGGGATAGAAGAACCTGTTTGTTCGCANCCACCATCTTGTATAGTGAATATAATNTGGTCAGAATTTATATCTCCNGACTTTTCTAATACAATATAAAGTTGTTTTCCAAGACTATTTGTAAAGTCTAATCCTGTAAACTCAAAAGAGCCTCGATATAAAACATTGTCTAAAATAACACTTGTAGAATATAAGAGAGTTGTTCCGTCATANATACTTGCAATAGTTCCTTCTGATACATAGGCTGCAATACCACTTATTTGTGTTGTATCGCAATATATTGTTCCGTTGTCAATAGTTGGCGTAGGTATCTTTGTATATTGATAATTTAGGGTTATCTCTAAGGCTACGTCATCGCAATAATAATTGTCTTGACTTCCTGCATCAACTATAAAATCAATTATATCTCCTGCTGCAAATGTATTTACTGGTGTATTGATAGTAGTAGCTGTACTCGAAGAAGCAATGAATTGTCTTGCTTGAATCGCTGCACCATTTCTCATTATTCTATATCCTACATCATCTCCACAAACTAAATCGGCTCTTTGAATAATTGAAGCAATAGCAATATCTCCACNAAATGGAATTGTAACTCTTACCCCTACATCTTTTCTTATTCCTGCATCAACAAAAGGATGCAAATATATTCCAAACGATGGGAAAGGCTGGGGTGTAATAGCTGAGTTAGGCGATAAGTTTTCAAACCCTAAATGTGGGTATTGTGTAGCTCCTTTCCATACAAGAGGCTGTGTAGNATCAAATGGTTCTGAAACAAATGGGTCGCCATCTTCATACTCATAATCAGGAAACAAAGTAAATACTCCTGCTGACGTATAAGAGCCATAGGCAAAAACTCCTCCAATTGTAGGATTGTTTGTTCTATTTACACCATTTTTTAACGAATAACTTACTTCTGCCATGAGAAACTATGTTTTTACAAATTTTTTTATAAATATAACGAAAAAAAATGACAAAATGCTTGACAGAAACCACAAAGTTTTGTACTTTTGCATAGTCTTTAAAGTTAGATGATATAAAATGGGTCAGGGGTCGCCAATATTGAATTATGGAGTGCGTAGAACACACCCTGACCTTATTGTAAAATGAATGAACTAATTGATAAATTAAAAGAAGGCAGATATTTGATTAATATATCTCAATTAGAACGAGAGTCTGGATTGCCAAGTTTTGTCATACATAATTGTATTAAAGGCAGAGGATGTAAGCAGTTCAAAAAGAATAGCGAAATAATTAAAGCTGTTCTTCAAAAGCATGGAATATTTTTATAATGCTTTTATGGTCGATTGGTCAGGCACAGGTCTGCAAAACCTGTTAGATTGGTTCGATTCCAATTAAAAGCTCAATATAGTTTAAACTTTAATAGGTTTAAAAAAAGATTTTTCTTAGGGATGGGAAAATAGTTACCTTTTACTGTGATATACGTTTTTTTGTTTAAATTGATTAATTTTCATACTCCATCAATACGATTGAATTTGATGGATATTATTTTTTTTCAAAATTACTTTCATTTCTCTTGACTTTCTCATATATATTTCGTACTTTTGAAGTGCG